CGCTTGCCGAATCCACTCTACCGGCACCTGATTCATCACCATATGATGATGCAGTGCACCACGAACTCCAACTTCCGTTACCACTATGTATTTGCATATCTCTTTTTCTTTTTTCATACGCCGACGCAAACGGTCAAGAAATATCTTTCTGTCCCTCTTCGCCTCTTCCACCGTCTCTGCTCGTTTATCTCTTTCATAAGTCAGCGTTATGTGATAATCACCTGGCACGAAATTGGCATTCATTAGAATTGTTAATTCCGTAATGGCTTTTCTTAAATTTATTTTTTTCTGTGATTCCTTGGTGTCCTTCATCTTTTCCGACCGGGTAGCACCAGGTGGATGTATATGTGAAGAGTAACTCCTCTCGTACAAAACAGTTCGTCCTGCTCTTGTCACTTTCTCTATGTATGGCATAAACAATCTTCCTTTACGCTAGAAATAATACCCTTATCGAGTTAGAAAAAACGGCTTCCTTGTCCGTTTTTCTTGCTTTTCAAAGCCATACATGATATACTAAATAGTGTGTTTTAGTTGTATCTGTACAACTTTGAGCGGTCATTTATTTGACCGTTCTTTTTTTACTTGCCGGTTCACATGATATTAGGTCCCGTCCACATTCAGAGCACTGTTTTTGATAAGTGCAGCTCCAATAACACTTACCACAAGAACAGGAACATATATAAAGCGAATCCGTCCGCTTCGTCACACCGTCGGTGTAATATTCTTTCCACATCCTGCTACCTCCAGCATTTTTTCCAAATGCTCCGTTACTTCCTTTACCTTGTTATCCAGTCTCGAAAAAAAGATTCTGTTTTGATATACAAGAGTCTTATTTTGCATTACCGACAATGCCATTACCTGTGTCTCTCCATTGACACATAAGTAAACATCCACTCCCGGCATTTCATTCAGTTCCATCACTTTTTGTAAAAGATTTTCAAACATACTCAAATTCCTCACTTCCATAATTTCTTCCAATTAGCAACCGTAAACAATACTACCCATACAGCAGAAACCAAAAACAATACGGTTTCCTGTATATGTAAATCTCTTACCGCACACGCAGTCATAATACATATAACTAGGGCGATAATTGTAATGAAGCATATAACGCTCTTTTGTTTTTTCACCTTTCTCACCTCCATCTTTGTAATGCGCATTAGTGGAATGTCAGGGACTTGAACCCTGAACCGTCCGGTTATGAGCCGGGTGCTCTGACCATTGAGCTAACATTCCTTAGTAGCGGTGCCGGGTACGTGACAGCTTGTCCGCTACTCCGGCAGATTTCACATTTACGGACCACCTAATCACCGGAAAGGTCACTTGTCTTGAGTTCGCCCGCCGAATGGGCGAAATGGCACTGCCGGGCTCGAACCGGATTAGCTTCCTACCAAATCAGCGCCCACTTTTTCCTCCCGTTTATATCCCAGTTTCCCGGCGAAACGGTCCAATATGGTACCGGATACCTCCAGCCACTCCTCTTTCGTAAGGCTCGATGTAGGCACATAAGTACCACGGATTTTCACATAATTATTTATTTTCATTGACCTCATCACCTCAATTTAATGTATGCTTCTTATTTATTTTGTGTTATCATCGTTCTGCCGAGGTAATACTTTAGGGTCCAACGAAATGCAGATGGTACTCAGCCATATTCACGAACTGCAGCAGGCTTCTTTATTTTGGACCCTAGAGTATTACCTCTGTTATCTTCATTTCACAGGCTTTATCTTGATTTTCATTTCTGATTCCCTTATACTGTTATTAAAACAATTTTGGAGGAAAATTCTTATGTTTCATCAATTACCAAAAAAGTATTATCGTTTACTCAACCATCTTTATATGTGTCACAAAAAGGGCGTAACTTTTATTTATTCCAATAA